CACAGGACACATGACCCAGCCAAGCATAGCATTTAGCAGCCTGACTGGACGTCTATGTCCTGACTTTCTTATCGGCCGTAAGGCGGATTAAGAAATCCGACCACCTGAATAGGTGTATCGGTGTCACCATTCCTGGGTGAGGAACCCAGGATACTCTCTTTCGCTTATACTTATGCGTAAAAAGAGGTACCTCACTGCGAATGATCACAGAGAAACAATCGTCCAGAAAGGATATATTATATCCTTTCAAATATGGATGGTATGTCCGAGTTGGCTTTCGATCCTGTCTTCGAGCGGCATCAAGATGCCACAAAAAGTAGGTTCTCGAATCGTCAACATGACGGACACGTGTATAGGGCACGTATGCTCTAAACACTTCCATCCAAGGATGATCTTTTCTTGGGTGGATCAAGCCTAGGGCACGAGCGTCTTTTGGAATAATCCAAACGCCGCTTATGCTACTTTCGTTGAAAGGCACGAGAGGCAAATCATGGTCGGTTACTAATTGACCAAGATAAGCTTCAAGTTCCCCGTCGGCGAAAGCAATAGACGCCAATCCGTTTACAAGGTGACACAACTCTATTTTCATGGAGTTAGTGCAACGCATGTAAAAGGGAGTAACGTCCCTTCCAAAGAACCAATCAGTGCCACACGACTCCCTAAAGGAGCCTGTAGTGAAACTTTTTGATTCATTAACTTGGAAGCCTAGGAAGCGTAAGAGCCGTAATAGGCGTGAAACCACTGCGTTGGGAACGACTAAGTCATCCCCATAGACAGCGAATTTCTTGCTTTTTACAGCCTTACAACATGCAGTGAAAATCAGAGTCTCAATTGCAAAGGTAGAACCGTTCCCCATAGAGGAGAACTTGTTATACCGATACATCCTTCCGAAGCCTCTCCCAAAGGGAGTCCTGAAGTCTGAAGCAAGTTTATTCCACTCTCGTGGAAGTAACCAAGCGACAGCATTTCTGGATACGGTATCAGAAGCCATAGAGAGATCAATGGTGGCAAAGTTGCCCTCAATTGAAGCTCTCCGTGAGAGACTTTGATTCCAGGACTGGTCCGATAAGTTAATTCCGTATTTACGGAGTTTCCTTTTTATGAAGCTATCTAGAGCTAGCTGTAGGCAAAGATTGCCCTCAGGTTCGCAGGCGATAGTTCGATCGGTTTTCCAGTTCTTCGGTACTGTTTCAACTCGGTTAGTCTGAACCGTCTTAAATGAAACCTTATCGTACCCGAGTAGGGTAGCGATAGTCTTCAAGTAAGGCTGAGCAGGCTTTGTAGCTGGGATGTTCCTGATCCCTACCTTTAAGTAGGGTAAAGAACGTCTTCTACTACGAGTTGAAGTCGCTCCTGCTGTAACCCGGATTTCCTGAGTCAACGACTCATAGAAATCCCCTATGTCGCCTAATGCTTCAGCGATGAAGCTCTCAGCAGCCTCTACATCCTTACGAAGATCATCATCAAGACGATCTAAGTGAGTATAGTAGTACTCGAGCCGACGATTTGTTATCGAACACAGCACCTCTGCCTTTTCAAAGGCCGATTGTGCAGCGATCGTACAAGTCGATGGGTCGGTGAAAGCTGCATTCTTTTTAAAGAATGCTGCGATCTGCCGCGAGAAACGACATAGATCCTCAGAATGATATGCCTGAGGAATATGGTCAGGGCAGGAAGATAGACGAGAAATGTCACGTGATCTAATCCACCCAAGGATTAGGTTAATGACGGACTCATCTATTCGACCCTTGTGGTCGTTTACGTAATGTCGACACGTGTCGTACGTTAGCGTGGTGAAGTCCATTTTGTGGATCTCCAATTCGTTTATAACAGTAAGCCTCCCGTAGGACCGCATTCAGTTAGAATACAGTAATTCGGATAGGCTAACACGAGGTGCAAAACAAGAATCAATACCAAGATCCAAAAGATCATAGTATATATCTTGAATTGCTCCGAGGTATCGGTGAAGAAGTTCTTCACTATACCTGAGACAACCCGGAGGAGTTCGATTAATCTTTCAATTAAACGAGCCATTCCTGCTTGTCCACCGTGTTGGCGAACTCGTCGCCCGCGACAATGTCGCGGAAAACGGCTAGCATCGCTGTTACGTCAGTCGAATCTCCGTCCAAAGGACGGCGAACGGTGACAGAAAACGAAACACGCCGCGGTATAACCGCAGAGTCGGCATCGGTTGTGGCCGAGAGCACCTGAATGGTGTCCTCGATCATACCGGTAGCGCCACTAGGCAATTTACGCTTTTGCAACACCAATTTCGGCACTCCTGCCGTATGGGAAGATTGCGTATAAGTGCGAGAGTTACCATAATCGGCAAACTCCGTGAGAGACGTTGACATTGCTGCCATAAGTCTATCTCCTATGTGATTGACCAGGACCGCTCTTATCGCCAAAAGAGGCTATAAGAGCAAGAACATCGACTGCTTTAAAGTAGTCTACGTTCAACCTGATCGACGGATATGGTGGTATTCTCGATGGACGGCGAATAACATAAGTTGACTCAGCAAAGTGTTTAGCGGATAAAGTACCAGTATAACCGGTATTAAACCCGTTCACTTGAAGAGTCCCCGTAGCCGTGGCATTAATCTTAATGCCAGTGGATGCGGTATAACTTGATGCTAACGTCAAAGTGCTTAGCGATGCCAGCCATGAACCAACTCCAACAAACCAATCAACTATAAACGACCATTTGATCGTTTCCCATGCTGTAAGCACGGGGTTGAATGAGATGTCGGGCGGGTTTATGTCTGCGACGACAGCGCCACGCATGGATACCTCAAATTCTTTTACATTCGTGTAAGTGAACTTGTAGTTTCCATCGTACTCTGCCGTATCAATCTCAGTGAATTGGATAGTTTTTCCATTCCTCTGAGAATATCGCTTTCTGGAATCGTCGAGATTTTGGATAAGGTTTGTGATATCTTTCATATCATAATACAATATCCTCCATCCGTAACGATATTCTAACCATGCGTTAGCCATTCCAATTTTGGAAGACTCTTGCATAAGCCGCAGGAAACGAGTGCGAAGTCCCGTAAATAGGGAAATCGTTTTTCGTAATTCTGCTGCAAAGGTTAGGCCATCCCATCCGGTGTTGTATATCTGTGCTGCCGCATCGGTGACGAATTGGTTGATACTATGCTCGGAAGCAATAGTAGCAGCCTTCGACGCCATGAGACCGCTAGATAGACTCCATTCGGAAGAAAGGGATCCAGACGGATGAGACCAGTTTTGAGAAGTACGATAGCTAGTGCTCGAAGGCGTGTAAGTGTAGTCTAAACTACCTTCACGTTTCGATTCTAGCGAATACTGCTCAAATGTAGTAAACGGAAGAAGACTCCCAGATCGAAGACGCTTATGATATCGTTTGATATCATAGCCTTTGAACCAGGAGATACTATCACCAATATGATACGGAACATTAAATAGTTCGGCATATGTTGGTGAATATCTTTCGTGTACTTCGTTTCCATTTTCAGGATTCGAAGTAACTTTACTGCGTGGTATCATCCTGCACCTCATAGAGTTAAACCCAGATGCTCCGTGAAACACCCGAGTATACCTGGAGCCGATATGGACCTAGTACGTCTTAATTGACGTAACTAGGCTGATCCCCCGAAAAG